CTGTTTATCTAATACTTTACGATAATCTGCTGCTGCTTTTTTATCCTCAGCAATTTTATTTTTATATGCGACATCTAAGTTAGAAAAACTTTTATTCAGTAGAATCAATTCTGATAACATTCCTTCTAAAGGATTACCAGTCTTGCTTACTTTTGTAATCTTAGTGACAGCACTTATTTTAGGAGTGACTCCTAAGGGACTCATTGAACCAAAAGATGACTTTCTTCTACCAGCAGAATATCCTGACCTTGCAGTGCTAACTAATTTTTCCCTAATAGATGATTTTGCTTTATCCTTTATTTTATCCTTTATTTTATCTTTTACTTTAGATTTAACGGCACCTTTAACCGCACTTTTTACACCTTGCTTTAAAAATATTTTTCCTGCTGCTACTAATGCTGGTAATGCCATTATCCTACGATGTTATAGATTGCTTTTACGACCAACAAAGAAGGATTCATAGTATCCTCAGAACTAAAAGATGGAGCAGGAGATTGTCCTGAACCAGCAGATGAAGATTGTGTGCTTTGCTTTCCGCCAGAAGGAATAGGAATAGGCATCATTCCACCACCAGATACTGAAGGTGGTGTTATTGAAGAACCCATTATACTTCCTTTAGAACCACCAGAACTACTACTAATTTTTCCACTGTAATCAGATCCCTGCGTAGATTCTATATCTCCACCAGGACCATTTTCAAATGCTAAGTGTAAATGAGTTGGATGTCCACCAATTGCTGCACCTGGTTTAGACTCACCCTTAAACCATGAACCCCAAGGATCATGAATGATTTGAGTAAGTTTTAGTTTATCTTTTTGCTCAAACATAGATTGCGCTAAGGATTTTGTTCTTCCTTTCCAGTCTCCATCTCTCCAATCTGTAACATCAATTGCTAAGTTTTTATAGTGTGCGGAATTAGGACTATGACCTCCTACTCTTTGCTTTCCTTTTGGATCATATCCAGTACCCTTACCAAAATTTGGGTGCTCCGCAACTGTAAAACCAGAAGAGAGAAGTTGTTTTCCAGCACTTACAACTGCAGGAAGTCCACCAGATCCTGGTTTATCATCAACACCTTTCTTAACATCTTTCTCTTGTGATGTATTAGTTGTTGGGTTTTTCACCTGAGCACTGGATTTTTCTCCTTTACGCATATGTTTTCTGACTTGACCTCCGCCTTGAGCGGACATAATTTTTCCACCAGAAACCATCTTTGGTTTGTTTGCATTAGAACCACCAAAGATCGAATTTAAACTGAGTAGGTTATCTGCACCATATCCATCAACTGCAGATTTATTCATTACTATTTCGCCAGGTTGTGCGGCAATCAATTGAGTGTCTGGTCCAAGACCATTAATAGTAATACCAGAATCTGTACCAACTTGCCCACCAGATTTAAACTTCAAATCTTTGGCATTTATTATAGTATTACCTTCATTTATATTTAAAATTTGTCCCCCATTACTCTGTGCCTGCACTTTTGGATCAGCAAATGTTGCCTTTGGTATTTCTGGTAAAGAAGGAATTTGTGGTATTTGAGGTGCTTGTTCTATAGCATCAGGTTTAAATGGCATCCAATCAGGAATGCTACTAATTATTCCATTCAATACATTCACTATGTTTTGAAGACCACCATTTAAAGAATCAACAATACTTCTAAGTGGATCAATAAGAGTGCTGTCTATCCACTCAATAATTCCATTGAAAAAACTAATTACATTATTAACAAGATCTTGTAATGGCTTTAAAAGTATTTGAGGATCTTTTATTACGTTCAGTAAATAAGAAAGTCCACCCCCAAGTAAAATCATCTTGAAGAACTCTATAATTCTATCAAAAAAACCAATCACTGGTTTTTCTGCTTTCTCCAAAATTTTAGATTTACCTGATGGTCTTGTTTCTAATTTTTCTTCTCTACTTTTCTTTGCTTGTTTATCTTCAATTATTTTATTTCTTGCAACTACTTTTTGTTGAAGTTTTTGTTGCTTCTTTATTGATTTCCCAATGCTATTAACCGTAGACCTTAATGAAATCAGTTCATCAAGTATACTATTTAATACTTCATCATTTTTTTCAAGTTGACTTATTTTTATTCTATTATTTCTTACAATCTTTGATAAAGAACTAATTTTAGATTTTTCTTGTCCTACCTTACCCAAGGATGACTTGTCTTCTGCACCAAAAAATTTTGATGTAGATATAGTTTTATTTCTTACTGTTGGTTTGGTTCCAATATCATCCATTAGATGCTTGTTGCTTTAATTTTTCTTCTTCCAAATGATTGATAAGCATTCCAACATAGATATCCCTTTCCCAAGGCATCATATTTTCAATCTCTGTTAATGAATATTTATGGTACTGCATCATAGAAAAATTAATTTTATAATAATTTTCTAGATCCATGTATACCATGCCTAGGCGAAAAAACTTGATAATCCCTCAAGAACTACAGTATTTTCTTTTCCAGTATTTGGATTTTCAAACTTCACTTCATGAGAAAGTTTAGGCATTGTTTCAAAAAACTTTTCAATTTCTTTGAACTGGATGCTATTCATCTGCTCCAAAAATCCAATAAGTTCTTTTTTAGTTACGTCTTCTGCAACCCAAACTTCTTCATCATTGTAAATTTTATCAATACAAGAAGCAATCAATTCAAATGATTGATCCATTCCTTGCTGCTCAATACTAAAATTATTTTGAATGAACTGATCTAACGATGGATATTTCATTTCCATCATAAGATTCGGATCAAGTTGAATCTTATTCGTATGCCCTTCAGTTTTTTGAACTTTAATATCACTCACATCAATTGTAACATCAACTCGTGTCTCTTCATCATCAGGAGCAGTCAATGTAACTTCGATATCTTCACCTACAGATTTACCACGAATGTTGAGAAACAAAAACTCAATATCAAAGGTAGGAAGTTCTTCAATCTTCACTCCTCTTGTACTAATACAAGACTTTAAAACTTCACGGATAGCAGTTGTGATCTGTTTTGTATCTTCAGATTCCATTGCAAGTAAAAGAAGTTTTTCTTCCTTTACTAAAAAAGGTCTATACTTAATATTCTTTCCTGTTGATGGCAACTCAAGTTCATAAGTTGGCGTAGCAATTTTAGGTAAAGGCATAAATTTAAATTATAAATTCAGTTATGTTTATTTATCAATAATTTTTACAATTATATTATTTCAACTTCTTCCATAACTTGTAACACGACCAATAGTATTTCCACCCTCATCTATAATTTCACCTCTCTTTACAGCATCTCTTTCTGCTTGAGTTATTGGTGTATCAAAATCATCACCGATGATGTCTGGTCCATCAGTTACTGTTCCAGGAGAAACGTTATCTTGTGCTGGAGCAACATTATTTTCAATAGAACTACCCTGATATTTTGCTGCTGCACCTTTAGACTCCAATGTCTGAGGACTTCTTGGAATTACTGCCGATCTACTAGTAGTAGATCTCCCATTAATTACATATCTTATAAATGAGAATGAAACAGTACACTTAAGCAAATCACTTTGATTATATGAAATTGGCATAGAAGTTACGCTTAAAGGAAAAGCACCAACAAATGTGTAATCTATGGTTTGTTTTGCCGATAACTTAGAAGGCAATGGTGCTTTTCCTACACTATGATGATCTTTTTCAAATTTTACAATATGCATAGTTGATCTATACATATTAGGATAGTTTACTCTATGAAAAGCATTTTCTCTTAAGTAATCAGTAGTAGAATCTCCAACAATAAATTCAATCCATTGCTCAAAGAAATTAATCACGTTATAATTTCTATCAACATAAAATGTTAAACTAATTTCTTGATCATACATCCTACGGTATGCCATCTTTTCACTTACTCCATGAAAATCATTAGTAACATCATGAGTTGCTAAAGATGATCCAGGAAGATTTGCTTCAGAACACAATAAAGAAATGTCCTCCATGTTGGGAGAAAATGAAAGACCTTGTGGAGGAACTATCGTCAGTTGATATAAAGATGTTTGGGCAATATTTAATACCCTAGATTTAAAATCACGTATACCATAACTCTTTGGTGGTACAGCAGCCATCTATAAATACTTCTTGGTTCTTATATATTATGTATGCGGGAAGGAAAATATCATCAAGGAAGATTTCATCCACAGCACCCAGAAAAATATAAAGGAGATTCAAGAAATATCGTTTACAGATCTTCTTGGGAACTTAAGTTTATGAGATACTGTGATCGTAAAGAAAATATTTTAGAGTGGGGAAGTGAAGAGTTTTTTATTCCATACTTTGACCCAACAACCAATAAGGTTCGTAGATACTTTCCAGATTTCATTGTAAAGATAAAAGAGAGTAGTGGAGCAATCAGAAAGTATTTGGTAGAAGTAAAACCAAAAAGACAAACCTTAGCACCTAAAGAAACTAAAGGTAAAAGAAAAAGAACTTATATTAATGAAGTATTAACTTACAATAAAAATATTGCTAAGTGGAAAGCAGCACAAGAGTGGTGCGATGATCGCAGAATCGAGTTTAAGATAATTACAGAAGAAGAATTGGGACTATAAATAACTAAAAAGTTTATAAATGTCTCATACTGTAGTAAAAATTGAGATGCTTATTCCTCTCTCTATTGGGGAGATTTACTAATGGCTGTTAGACAATTAGACGGGGGATTAACTCTATATGATAATAGTACTCCCATAGAATCCAATGGAAAGTTTTACAAAACAGATGTAATAACACAACCAGATGGATCTTCATCATCATTTACATATGAAACAAATGCTGAAGGATCTACAAGAGGAAGAGTAATACAAGAAAGGTCTGTTAGTCCAGATGGTGAATTAACAATTAGTGGTAGTGACGATGTAACTGCAGAAGAAGCTGCTGCTCTTGAGGATTCCAACTCCCCTCTTAGACAAGGTATAAGAGATCAAGTTACTCAAAATAAAGAAGCAGCAGAAGGAGAAGATATTCCTCAAGATCCAGGAGAAACAACTGAGGATCCTAACGCAGAAAATCCACCTACAGATGGAACAGCAGAAAGT